GCGACATGAATGACGAAGAGGTCGCAGCCTTCGAAGCCCTCAAGGCCAAGATCGAAGCAACTTCAGCCGCCATTGACCGTGAAGCTGCCCTGATTGCCGAAGAGGCGCAGATGAACCACCCCTCTCAACTGACCACGGCATCCGTGATCACGGTGGTGGACAACGCCGCCTCTGACCCCAAACATGGATTCAAGAGTGTGGGCGACTTCCTCAAGACCGTGCGCCAGGCGCAAAACCCCGGCGCCTCCATCGATGAGCGCCTGCTGATCGGCTCGGGCCGAAACGCTGTGGCTCCTGCCGCCTTCGGCAATGAAGGCTCGGCCCAGGACGGCGGCTTTCTGGTACCGCCTCAGTTCGCCCAGGAAATCTTCCAGTTGTCTTTGGGCGAGGACTCCCTGCTGCCCATGACCGACAACGTGGAGATCACGGGCAACACCATGGCCTTCCCCAAGGACGAGACCACGCCCTGGGGCACCAACGGCATCCGTGCCTACTGGCAAGGTGAGGCCGCTTCGGCCAACGGTACCAAGCCGGTGCTTGGCCTGTCGACCCTGCGCCTCAAAAAGCTCATGGCACTGGTGCCGGTGACCGATGAGTTGCTGGACGACACCAATGCCCTGTCGACCTACCTGCCCGACAAGATCGCCACTTCCATTCGCTGGAAGACCAACGAGTCGATCCTGTTTGGCTCGGGCACTGGACTGCCGGTCGGTTGCATGAGCAACGCCACCACGGTGACTGTGGCCAAGGAGTCGGGTCAGGCCACGCAGACGCTCTTGGCCCAGAACCTGGCCAAGATGATCTCGCGCTTGCCCCCTGGCTCGTTCGGCAAGTCGGTCTGGATCGTCAACAACGACGTGCTCCCGGCGCTCTTCACGCTGACCCTGGGCAACTACCCGATCTACCTGCCCACCGGCATGAATCCAGGTGGCATTCAGGTCTCGCCCTACGGCACGCTGCTCGGCCGCCCGGTGATCGTCTCCCAGCACGCCAACACCTTCTCCTCTGCAGGCGATGTGCTCCTGGCGGACCTCTCGTACTACCAGACCATCACCAAGGCGGGTGGCATGCAGACGGCCACTTCCATGCACCTGTACTTCGATGCGGACCTCACGGCTTTCCGCACCACGTTCCGCATGGACGGCCAATCCAAGATCGCCGCGCCGATCACCCCCGCCAAGGGCAGCACGACCCTGTCGCCCTTTGTCCAACTGGGCGCTCGCTGATCAGGCGCCTGACCATCAAGGAGAAATCACATGTTTCCCAATGCAAAAGGCAGCGAGCTGTTCTCGGTTCTGGCCACCATCGACCCGGCCAGCCAGGCCGTCGGCACCACCTCTACCGGCTGGATCTCGGCCGGTAACCACCACAACCTGCTGGCGCTCATCCAAAGCGGCGCTCTGGGCACCAACGCCACGCTGGATGCCAAGCTCCAGCAGGCCCAGGATGCCTCGGGCACCGGTGCCAAGGACCTGACGGGCAAGGCGATCACGCAGCTCACCCAGGCAGCTAGTGGCTCGGCCAAGCAGGCGCTGATCAACCTGCGCCCGGATGACCTGGATGTGACCAACGGCTATGCCTTCGTGCGCCTGTCGGTGACCGTGGGCGTGGCCGCCAGTCTGACGGCAGCCCAGGTGCTTGGTGTCAACCCCCGGTTTGCGCCGGGCGACGCCAATAACCAGGCAGCTGTGGTCCAGGTGGTCTAAGGCATCGGGGAGAGCAATGCATGCCTATGCAGTTGATCACCCCGCCTGCAGGAGAGCCGGTTTCGCTTGCCGAAGCCAAGCTCCACCTGCGGGTGGATTTCGATGACGACGACAGCCTGATCCAGGTCCTGATCTCGGCCGCCCGACAGGCGGCCGAGACGTTGACCAATCGGCAACTTGTCACGGCGCGCTGGCGGATGGTGCTCGACAGCTTTCCAGGACCGAGCCTCATGGGCGTACCCGCAGGACAGACCTTCACGCTACCCGGGCACGCTGTTTTGCTGCCTAAATCGCCCGTGCAGTCGGTGGTGGAAATCCGCTATCTGGACATGGCGGGTGCCTGGCAGGTCATGCCTGCAGCGAACTACACCGTTGACAGCGCCTGCGAGCCTGCCCGCATCACCCCCGTGTTCGGGCAGATCTGGCCGATTGCCTTGCCTCAGATTGGAGCTGTGAGCGTGATCTTTGATGCAGGGTATGGCAATGCTTCGGCAGTACCCGAAGGCATCAAGACCTGGATCAAGCTGCGCGTGGGCTCTCTGTACGTTCACCGCGAGGAGGTGGCGTCGATGACGCGAGGGCGCATTGACCCCTTGCCCTTCATCGATGGCCTGCTCGATCCCTACAAGGTACCTTTGATATGAGGCCTCTATGAACCCGATCGGAGCCGGAACGCTGGGCCGCCGCATCAAGATCCAGCGCCCCAGTACCGTCAAAGACAGCCTGGGTGCACCCAGTCGGACATGGATCGATGTGGCCACCGTGTGGGCAGACATCCAGCCTTTGTCCGGACGAGAGGCCGTGATCGCCAGCCGTATCTCGGCCGAACTCACGCACCAGATCACGGTGCGTTACCAAAGCATTTTTGACGACCCGCAGTTGGTGGCCCAGTACAGGGTGCTCTACAGGGCGAGGATCTTCAACATTCATTCGGCCTTGAACGAGGACGAGAAACGCGTCCTGGTCATCCTGCTGGCCAGCGAAGGTCTGGACGATGGCTAAACATGAACGCTTCAAGGTGGAGGGCTTGGCTGAATTGGCCAAAGCCCTGCGCGAATTGCCTGACCGGGTAGCCAAAAACGGCCTGCGCGTCTCTGTTTATGCCGGAGCCAAGGTCATCCGCGATGAAGCCCGCATGCGTGCCCCCAAAGCGGCCGAGGTCCTGGGACCCAATCAGCCGCCACCGGGCACGCTCAAGCGCTCGGTGATCATGAAACAGATCCCCGAGCTCTCCAGCCTCACGCGCCAGACCTTCTTTGTGACGGTGCGCCACGGCAAGAAGTACCGCAAGCAGGGCAAGAAGGGCAACCTCTCGCAGGATGCCTGGTACTGGCGTTTCGTGGAGTTTGGCACCCGAAAAATGCGCGCGCGGCCATTCCTGCGGCCAGCCCTGGAAGCCAAGCGGCGTGAAGCGGTGCAGGCCATGAAGGACCGGTTGAGTGAGCGCATCGAGCTGGAAGCCAAGAACCTTTACAGAGGTCAGCAAAGGAAGTAGCCGTGCAGGATTTCTTTGACGCTATCAAGGATCTGGCCGCAGGTGAGGTTTACGCGCTTGTCGCTGCAGAAAACACTCAGTACCCGGCCATTGTTTACACGCCCATCGTGCAGGAGCACATCTTTGGCATCGATGGACCGCATGGCCTGCAGCGTGTGCGCGTGCAGGTCGACACCTACGCCAGAACGTACCAGGAGGCCTTGCACCTGCAAGACCAGGTCCTGGCTGCGCTTTTAGCTGACAAGAGCACTGTCGCCGATGTGCGCATGGGGCTCAGTGAATTTGAAGATCAGGCCCGGCTGTACCGGGTGAGCGTGGACTACACCTACCACCGGCCGGTGGGTTCACCGTGAAACAAGGAGCATCTGCATGAGCAGCACCGCAATCACCGCGCAAGGTATTGCCATTGCACGTTTTGGCACCACCGCCTTTGAAACCATCCCCAACGTGGTCTCGTTTCAGGGACCTGGCGGGCAGGCCGCCGTGATCGACGTGACCAATCTGGCGTCCACCGCCAAGGAAAAGCGCGTGGGCCTGCGCGACGAGGGGCAGTTGTCCTTGACCCTGCACTACAACCCCGACGATCTGGTGCACCAGGGTCTGAGAACCGACCGAGCCAACCGGGTGCGCCGCCAGTTCAAGATCACTTTTACCGACACCAACCCTGCCACTTGGACCTTCTACGGCTATGTCACGCACTTCAGCGTGCAAGGCGGTGTGGACGCGGTCGTGCAGGCCTCCGTGACCATCGAGATCGATGGCGACATCACCGAAGCTTAAAGAGAGACACACCCATGTTGACCCGTGAACAAATCCTGCAGAGCGATGATCTGCCTCGTGAAACTGTCCAAGTCCCGGAGTGGGGCGGTGAGGTGCAGGTGCGCACCATGACCGGTACCGACCGTGACGCCTTCGAAGCCAGCTTGATTGGCAAGGAGGGCCGCCTTGAGAACGTCCGTGCTCGCCTGGTCTCGCTCACCTTGTGCGATGAGACGGGCAACCGCCTTTTCAGCGATGGTGACATCACGGCGCTCGGTGGCAAGAGCGCCAAGGCACTGGACCGTGTGTTTGCCGTGTCCCAGCGTCTGAACGGCATTGGCGCTGATCAGGTGGACGCCGCAAAAAACGCCTGATCGCCCATCCTTCGCGGCGCTTTGTGTTTCGGCTGGCGCTGGCTTTGGGCCTGCCGGTGCGCGAGATGCTCGCATCGATGGGATCGGATGAGTTGACCGAGTGGATGGCGTACTACCAGATCGAGCCTTTCGGGGATTACCGGGCCGATTACAGGTCCGGTGTGGTGGCCTCCACCTTCGCCAATGCCCACCGGGCCAAGGATGCGGGGCCGTTTCGGCCAGAGGACTTCATGCCATTCCTCGAAAAACCGCAACCCACCCAACCTCAAGACGAAACACAACTCAATGTGGCCCGGTTCAAGGCCATGTTCGCGCACAAGATAGGCAAGCAACATGGCTGATATCGGCTCCCTGGTGATCAAACTCGCAGCGGAAACGGCCGAGTTCCGCGAAGACCTAGGCAAGAGTGCGCTGCTGTTGGAGCGCCACGCCGAATCCATGCGTGGTTCCTTGGAGAAGGTAGCCGAGGTCGCAAAGACCACCTTTGCCATCGCCATTGGCGTCGAATCGGTTGGTGCACTCAAGGAGTTGGTGGCCCACACACTGGAAACGGTGGCCGCACTGCAGGATCTGGCTGAGCAGACCGGGGCGAGTGCCACGGCCCTGTCTGGCTTTGCGCCGGTGGCCACCATTTCAGGTGTGGCCATGGAGCAAATCGGCGTGGGCCTGACCAAGCTCTCCAAAGGGCTGGCAGGAGTCGATGATGAAACCAAGGGGGCCTCACAGGCCCTGCAGTATTTGGGCGTGAAGGCCAAGGATGCGGGGGGCAACCTGCGTGATCCGGCTGAGGTCATGAACGACATTGCCCTCAAGCTCTCGAACTTCGAGGACGGGGCGGGCAAGACGGCCATTGCGCTTGAACTGTTCGGCAAGTCTGGAGCTGGGCTGCTGCCCTTCCTCAAGGACCTGGCTGCCAACCAGGATTTGAACATCCGGCTCACTGAAGCAGAGATCGAATCTGCTGAAAAAGCCTCGAAGGCGCTGGGCCGCATGCGGGCCGAGCACAACTTCGTCGCCCAGACCATCGTCACGGCCGCGCTTCCTGCCCTCGAAGAGCTGGTGGGTGAGCTCAAGGCCGTGATGCTGGGCACGCACAACACGGCTGAGGCCATGGTCAAGCTGCGAGACGACGGCACGCTCAAGACCTGGGCGCAGGACACGGCCTATGGCATTGCCATCGTGATCGATGCGCTGCGCGGTGTGATCCAGATGGCCAAGGCGGTGATGGGCAGCTTCGAGGCGGTCTGGGCCGATATTGAGTTGCTTGGCACTTTCCTCGCTGGTGGCAAGGGGCTGAACCCGTTTTCTGAGGAGAACCAGGCCACCCTCAAGACCGCATTGGAAAAACGCAATGCGATCGTTGAGAAGGCCAATCAGACCTACGTTGACCTCTGGAAGATGCCGTTGCTCGCTGATGCGGTCAAGGAGCGTTTCGATGCGATAAATAAGGGGGAAACCGAGGCTGCGTCCGAAGCCAAAAAAACCAAGCTGAACTACAACTCGGCCACTGGTGCGCTCACCGCAGCGGCCATGGCCAAGATCGAAAGCGACATCAAGCAGCTGCAGGGGCTGACCGATGTGGAAACGGGCCTTCTGAAGGACCGGCAAAAGATCATCGACCTCTATGAGGGGCAGGGATACATCAGCTACAAGGAGGCGAGTGAAGCCCGGCTGAACGCTCAGCAGGAATTCACAGATCGCCTGGGTGAGTTGTATGCGCAGGAAGAGTCCATCTTGAAGCGTGGCCTGGCCACCGTGGCCAAGACAGCACAAGACAAATTGAAGCTCCAGGACAAGCTCTCGGAAATCACCCTGCGCCGAGAAAAGCTCGAGCGTGAAGCCCAGCAGTCCAATCTCGAGCGTGAAATCAAGCTGCCGGGTGAAACACTCAAAGACCTGCAGGAGCAAGTGGCCAGGAGTCAGGGACAGCTGCGATCGACCGAAGAGCAAATCAAGGTCCTACGTGAGACCGGATCGATCAGTGAAATCGATGCGCTCAAACGTCTGTCGGCTGCCAGGCGCTCCAGCGCCGATGAGTTGGCGGATTTCGCGGCCAAGGCCAGAGAGCTGGTGGAGGCCACGCCTGGCAATGACAAGTTGGCCGAATCGTTTCGGCGCATCGAGGAAGCGGCCCGTCAGGCAGCCGATGGGGCGACCTTGCTGGGTCAACGGGCCCTTGAGTTGTCAGACCCCGGCTCAGGCTTCTCCAAGGCGCTTCGCACCCTGGGTGAAGAAACCGAGCAGGTGGGCAAGCAGATGGAGGCGGTGACCACCAAGGCGTTCAATGGGATGACGGATGCGCTCACCAACTTCGTGATGACGGGCAAGCTCGACTTCAGGTCGCTGGCCACCTCCATCATTTCGGACCTGATCCGCATCCAGATCCAGCGTGCCATCACGCTGCCCATGGCCAAGGCGCTGG